CCCACCAGCTTTACCTCTGGCTACCTCTGCGTTTATGGCTGCAGACCAGGCACCTTTTTTCATTGCATCATCTCTTAATTTTGCAAGTTCACCAAGATGTCTGCCTAGATCTATATCATACTTCTCTTGAATCTCACGTCTCAACTCTCCAATGTATGATACAACAAGAGGGGATATCTTTGGATTACGCAGTTCAGATGCTGCCTGCCTTGGTCTTGTTTTGTATCCGGCTTCATATGCACACTCAGATGCACTCTTTCTGCCTTCATTATAGACCAAAAGTTCTGCAAACTTCATCTGTTTTTCTGTTAATTGTCTAGGTAAACCCATTATTGACATATATCGTACTCTAGCGTACAAGTCAATTTATGAAGACTATTATATTTATATTAAGTTTAGCTGGAGCAAGTTCAGATAAATCTATTGATCCCGCAACTGCTGTTGCACGGGAAATTATTAAAGGTGTGTACGATGAAAGCCGAGTCAAAACTATGGCATTTACTGAAGAAAAATACCCCCAAAATAAGTTGGACTAGACTAGAATCTTGGGCATCTTTTGGTGTACCTGATTTGCTTGGTTACCATGATATGTGCGGATTTTTTATGGTTGAGCTTAAAGTTACAAAGTCTCACAAAGTATCGTTTTCACCACATCAAAAACTATTCCACATGACTAGGACAAAGCGTAATTTCATCCTACTCCAAGACACCTCTCTTGGAGTCATAAAACTTTATGAGAGTAAATCTATCCACGGTCTTCTGTCAGATCACAGAGAGACACCTTCCCTCACAAACAACAATTGGGAGCACCTTCAACGCTTATTGCTCGACGTTCCCTTTGACGCTTGAGACCTTGCGCCCTTAACGAATCGTTCAGAGTTGTCCGCGTTCAGCTGATCGGCTTGTGCGCTTGCCGACTTGTTGGCTTGTGCCCTTGCGGCCTTACGCTCTTGTTTTAATTTTTTGTAATAGCTTGGGTGTTTGAACTCCATTGCTGCTCCTTTCCACTTGCGGCCTCCCAGGCTTGAAGCTTGTGCGCTTGCGGACTGGATAGCCATTGGCCATGCACCATTCATTGTGAAGAATCTCTATGAGTCTTGAATCTTTAGCAGCCATATAACTCTTCGCAATAATCGTCCAGTCCCAGGTTATCGATAAATGGCTCAAGGACCTTGTCGCTGCCCCAATAACCTTCTACATATTTTGTATCCAGGTTCACCCAGACTGTAGGTCCGCCTCCTGCTACCATCAGCTCTGCAGCCCTGTAACGTTTCTCACGGTCCACGATATAACGAATGTCGTATACGTCCTCCATCCAGGCGCTGGCAGTCTTGCTATCTTTGCCTTCAGGATTGCCTTCGGTTATCTCGTCCGCGATGCGTTTGCACATCCTGCGAAGCTGCTCTTCGCATGTCTCACTCTTCTTTTTTACTGCACTCATTTTTTCCTTTCTGTTAATATATTTTTTAATTCTTGCTTATAATCAAAAGCATACTCATCAGATAATAAACATAAATCTCTAAACATATTTTTTAATAAGTTATCACTTATTGATTTAGGTCCACTTTTAAAACAAGCGTAAGTTAAAGCAACTCTATAAATCAAATCTGTTTTATCTTTCATGTTTTCCTTTCTGTTATTTTCCCATAATAGCTTGCGGCTTGCGGCCTGTCAAGCCTGCGGCCTTTTTAGAATAATTCTAAAGTGGCCAAACACACTGAAGCCCAGCGGCAATTGTTTACCGGTGCACCAGGGCTTAAGAGTAATTAACTCTGTGCTTGACCCCAGATCCTATTG